TAGCCTCGAATGTACCCATCCCGACGATTTGGTCGGCAGTACCAATCAAGTTCGAGATGTCGATAAATGCAGCTCTCGTGACCTCTTCTGTCGGAGCTTCTTCGTTCAAAAAGATGTCGGGGTTGTCTACGCGCGAGAACTCCACAACAGTCGGTCGGTCCTTGAACCCAGCAACAGCTAGTCGTCGTTGGATGGGTACGCCGAACTGTGGCTTGATCGAGGAAGTGGATGTCGAGAACTCAAACCCGTCGTAGCGATACATCCGGCTATCTTTAGAGAAGATGTGAACCTTGCCCTTAAAGTTAGTCATGGAAACAATAGCGCCTTTTGCTAAAGCACCGTCAAGGCGGTGGCCCCTGTCAGAAGACAAGTGCGTATTTGAAGCATCTTCTTCTGCGAAGACAACTCCATCGCGGTTGTAAAATCTGAGCGCTTTTACCGGAAAGCGGTTAGAGCCTTTGTGAAGGTAGAACGCAGGATCGCGTATCAACTGACCGCGATAGTCCACGAAACAGTTTTCCAGCTTCCAGAAGTTTTGGTCCTTCTCCGTCTCAAGTGCTGTAATGTCGCGCGAACGGTCAATGCCCCTAAACCCATAGTAGGAAGTGAAGTCGCTCTTAACGGATAAGGGTGCGTACGCTAGTCTGGTCATTAACTAACCGTCCTTGGCTTATACGAAGGGTTGGAACCGCCGTCCATTATTGTACGAACGTACGGTTTGTTCCCATTAGACCTCTGATGTAGAATGTTGGTCATGCTGGACTGATACAGTTGCAAGTGTACCATAGCCTTATCGGAACCTTGCTGAACAAAGTAATGAGCCGATAAGCCGTCGATCATTATCATGTCAGGGATGGGCCTGCGCTCTTGGATGTCAGTGTAGTAATCTATATCTCCACCCACCCAGTAAGGATGCTGGCGCACGTCCTCAACAACCCGATTTGCAAGCTCGATCATCATCATCATGACCTCGCCATCAACCCGCGAGGGTGAGAAGTTACCCGCCCTGACGAGTGCAGAGCGTACTAAACTTTCGAGTGGTGTGAACTTCTCTTTAGCAGCCGCAAACGGCTTTTGTACGCTCTTCTCTGCCATCAGTCATTTTCCTCGCAACTGATTACGCGGCCCGACCAAATATGGTGGTGCATCTTAGCCAATTTAGCTAATTCGCGCGGAACGCGCCAATGTACGAAAGCGCGATCTTTATCCCAATTCCCGCGAACGCGGTCTTCTCCGATGCGTATGTCAAAGGCGGCGTTCTCTTCGTTAGCGGATACGAAGAAAACAAAATCGCTGGGCGCTTCATTCTTCGGTGCCCGCTTTTGTTTAGCCTTTAAGGAAGGATCGTCTACTTTTTCAGAGACTTCTTTTTCTATCCAAGCCTCGTTCTCAGGTGTTGACGGATCGTCAGCCTTAAAACTGCCGTCGGCTTTGTGTGCTCTCTTACGTGCCATTAAAATTCTCCATGAGTTTCCTGACTTTTATCCCCGTTATTTGGGGGCCAGTCGTCCCTCAAAGCAAAAGGGCCACCCGAGGGCAGCCCTTTTCTAAAACTTTCGACTGCCTTATTAGGCTGTAAGGTTCCAGTTTTTGATGTAGTGGTGCGTCTTGTCTTGCAACATTTCGAGACCACACTCTGTGAGGTACTCGTGTGCCGCTTGGTCAGCGCCATTGGCCTGACGGTCGCGAAGCAAGGAAGTATCACGGCCTTCCAAGTAACGGTACTTGAGGTGCGGGAAGTCGATGATGACTGCGGAGCTCTCCATACCAGGTACTTGGCGGAACTGTGGGTGCAAGTGAACCATAAGATCACCAGCAAATGTGGAGTAGCGAGTAAGGCCAACGCCGTACGCACCTTCAACAACTGTTGGAGCCCAACGGTCTTTGCCGAACTTCTGCAAGTGACCCGCAACTTTTGCGCCACAGAACATGATCTTTTGGTTTCCACCAAACGCGAACACATCTTCGATAAGTGAACGGTCGAACTGGTCTTCTGTCATCGTGCTAGAAGAAGTTGAACGGTCGTTGACGTTAGTGATCGAGTTAATCAAGCCGCCTGTGTAGCGAGTTGGCTGAGATGATGCAGCGTTTGCTTCGTGCTTCTTACCGAAGAACATTGCGCGCTCAATATCTTGCATGTGCATCTTGAGAGCTTTTGTTGTCATCTCGTCTTCTTTGTCACCAGTACGCAAGTTCGTTGCGCGTAGAGTGTTGGTGATTGTGAAGGCCGTACGGAAGATTTGCGTGAAGTTCGAAGCAACGCTTGCGTCGAATGATACGCCTGTAGGTGTATTAGCACCTTCAGAGAACGCAGAACCCGCAATGAACAAATCAGCGCCGTCAGCAATAGACGCTGCACCGCCACCAATGCCACGCTCAACAGTCAAAGTAGTCGCGGTCGCATCAGCAGTACAACGCATAACTTCGTTTGTCGCAGCGTTGACAACGATAGTGCCGCCAACTGCAAACAATACATCATTGCCTGCGTCTACAGTGATAGTTGTAGCAGAGTTTGACAAAGCGCCATTCACTGTCAGTGTACGAGCAGGAAGTTCGTCACGGAAATTTTTAAATTCACTATCATCAGTGGCTTCAGAGGAAGTCATTGCCAACAAAGCATTCAGAGGTGCATTGCCGTTTGGTTCTAAGAGCGTAAAAAGCTCGCGATAGTTTTTCGGGCGGAAGTCAGCAGCAAACTGACCTGAGCCCCGTAGTCCTTGGATACCAGCCATGTGGTAATCTCCTTTGGAAAAAGGTTTCAGTCATCAGTGGCACTAAGAAAGTGTGAGCGGAACAATCACGCGAACTTACCGAGTAACCTTTTTAACACCGACGTTTAGGGCCGTAGCGCTATCGACGTTGAGGTACTATTGATTGTTTCTGGGGAGGTAGTCGTCCCTTAAAGGGAAAAGGCGACCCGAAGGCCGCCTTTTTTATTAACCCATCCGCTTGTTGTTGGCGGATTGTGCAAGTCGTGCGAGGGTATCATCCCCCCCAGAGGGAGCCATTTGGCTCGTTGGGCCACCCGATTGGGATGTAAGGTATGCTTCGCGGCGCTTGGACATTTCGCGCAACCGCTCGAACTCAGGGGTATTCATCTGGTTCTTGAAGTCACCGATGACCTTCTTAGTAAGAGAGGCATCAGCAAAGTCTTCTGCGGTGTAACCACGTTCCATCGCGTAAGACTGGAAATCTCCAACAGCGTCATCTGGAAGGCCAGCTTCCTGTTGAGCGCGGTCAAGGTTGTTACGAATAGACTGCATTACAGCTTCGTCGCGGTTACTAAGAGCGTCTTCGCGTGATTGGTTCGCGCCTTGGCCAGCATTTTGAGCGTTTTGCAAGACGCCCTGCATCATCTGAAGCTGCTTGCCCATGCTCTCTTCCATGCGGCCCATGCGTTCGTACTGCTCACGATACCCCGGTGGCAGGCTGATGGCATTCTCTTCTTCGTACTTTGACCACTCTTCGTTGAGCTGGTTGCTACCTTGTGGCCCCGAAGGCTGTTCTGGAGCTGCGACACCATCCTGTTTCGGACGTTGCTTACCCATCTTAGCGTTCTTGGTCATGGCCCGAAGAGCAGCATCCATGAGTTTGGCTGCTTGTTCTGGACTAGCGCCCGTGTCGCGCATCAAACGATCTGATAGGTCGTACATCGGCTTGTTCGTGGCGTTCTTGTGATTGAGATCACGGTAGCGCTCAAATGTGGATCCGATTTGCTGGGGCGAAAGATTGCGGTCTTGGCCACCAATCGAGACGTTGTACATCACAGCGTCCTGAGCCTGCTTGTCACCTTCCGTATCTGGCGATGCAGCCTCAACTGCTTTCTCCATGTCAGTGGGCGGTGCATCTTTTGGTGGCGTTGGAGCCTGTGGAGCCTGTGGTGCAGCAGCCTGTGGTGCGTCACCCATCCGGCTTGCTGAAATGCGGGCGATTTGCTCCGCGTCCATCCCTGGGTTAATAGCCATCTTTAGTCCTTTCTGAGCGGCCTTGGCGGCTCGTCGCGTCTTCTAGTGAAAGTTCACCTTCAAGTTTGTTGATGAGCTTAGTTGGCAGACTGAGCATTTGCTCTGCTGCGAAAATTGCACCCCTCTGAAAGTCCATGTGCTGCTGCGTCATTTCTGAGCTGCGGGCCATGTTCAAAGCAAGCTGGAGGATTTCAGCCTCCATAGTCTTATGGAGAACTTCCCAGCCTGAGCTTTCGGATAGAGATATGAGGTCTTTGATATTGCTTTTGACAGTCATGTTGAGGCTTTCTTATTTCTTTTTGCCGCCCTTCATGATGGGCTTTCCAGCAACGACAGGCTGGCACGATTTTTTAACGAGTGGGTTATGGGCCATTAGGCTTTCCTTTTCTTTGGTTTGGGCTTCCCAAAGTTCTTTTTCATCTCTGAATAAGCCTTCGGGGTGACAGTAGACTTTGCTTTAGACCGAGAGGTCTTAGCCTTTCTACGAGCGTTTATGTGGTCATAGAGGCTCATTACCATTTCACCTTGTCTGCCCAGTACGCAGCAGACATCTTTCCAATCTGGATGTTGTCTGCGTGGCGGGCTTTGAAAGATTTCTTGCGGGCTTTTTCGGCGGCGGTTTTCGGCTTCTTACCCGCACCTTTGACACCCTGCTGACCGAAGCGGATCACTACCTCCTTGCCCTTATCGCACGCCTTTACGACGTGCGATTTGGTCTTGTGAGAAGGCGTGCGCTTCGGCTTGTTACAAGCCATGCTCTTCTTAGAGACGGGTTTTTTAGCCATTGGGTGCAGTCCTCTTTCAAGCACTATCTCGAATTGGGATGTCTATGTCGTCCTTCGCTAGAAAGTGCATTCTTCGAACACTATGTTGCAGCTAAATATAACCCGATCCTCATCAGACATATGCGGGTTGGTGAGGTGCGCCATATGCGCTGGGAAGATTACCATCATTCCAGGCGTCGGGTTTAACGTGTACCTGTCGTTCCAAAGGTTAAAGCCGTTGCCGTAAACCATGTTGTAGCTTGCAGCGGCAGGGTTCCTAAAGACTATCTCGCCCGTTCCTTCAGTGGTCGCACCGTAAAAGACACAAGCCAAGTGCGCGAAACTGTGGATATGTTCTGGGGCAAAGTGGCCATTGCCATAGATGGATACCCAACTGTTCGTGATATAGAACTTTGGGTCTGCCTCTAGGTTCTTGGTGTACTTCTGTGCTTGCGCGACGGCTGCCTTGTGTATGCCTTCGAACCGTTCATCACTGGAGAGCTGGTACGCGCCGTGGCTTGTGTACCCGTGCTCTTTGTAGTCTTCTTTAGACTTTGCTCGGTCGAACTTGTGCCAAGCGTTGCTAATAAGTTTGCCATTAGGATCATCGTCTCTTAGATCGTAGGCGTCTTTGCAGAGATTTTCTGCAAGCTCCTCTCCATTCTCTATAATCTCATGGAAAATGGGGAAGCCAAATGGGTTGGCAAATGTCATTGAGAGTATCCTTAAAGTTGAAAAGTAAGGGGTGTTATCCCCTTACTCGGATAGCGCTTTATTGATGCGGTCCCAAATAACGTCGGCAGGCTCTTTCGAAAAAACAAAACCCGCAGACTTGGCATCAAGGCATATCCGCGTTCCCTTTAAAGGTTCAGCCTCCGGCTCTCCGTCGATTGCAATAATGCAAGTCTCTGTGAACATGACGTTCTCAACGTCGATGAAGTGCTGTACGTCGAAACGGTCAATGTAAGGAATGAGTTTCATATTAATCCTCTGAAAGTGCTGCTGTTTGTGGGGGTGAAAGTGGCATGGCTGGGACGTTAGAGTAGTCATCCTCAATGATGTCAGGCACCGTAGAAGGAAGGTCACGAAGCGCCTCGCGGTATGCAAGCCATGCGGCGCGAGCTGTCGAGAACGCAGCGAAACTTGCTGCGTCCTCCATTGTGCGGATCATGTCGATGTCGCTGGAAGCCAGCTTCTCGTCGCGGGTTTTCCGCATGTTTTTAATAAGGAGGTCACGATCTACAGACATTAGTGTTCTCCATTATATTTCATTGAAGGTTTTTCAGAGCAGTAGGTGTACGGGAATGAACGTGCAGTTCCGTCTTCGCCTGTGCCCCAGATGATACGAAGGCCACCCGACGCACCGTGACCGCCGCCAGAGGACGTGCCTGATCCGCCGCCGCCGCCGCCGTGAAGGCCGCCTACGCGGTGGCCGTTGCCGTTGCCGTTTTCTGCGCCACCCGTGAACTGGTTTTCGCCGTACGCTCCGCGCGTACCGCCTGATCCACCGCCACCACCGCCGCGGTAGTTAGGTGAGCCGAAGCCGTACGAAGTCCAGTTACCGCCACTCCCGCCGTAGCCTGAGCCAGCATTCGGGTTCGCGCGAGGGTCAGCGTTAGCACGACCACCCTTTTCGCCTTGGCCGTCCAAGCCTACGCCGCCGCCAGCGCCATAGCCATGAGTTGAAGAGTAGTCATAGCCCGCCCCGCCGCCGCCATAGTAGCCAGCAGTTGACTGCCCAGTTTGT